TTTAGACACTACCCTTTCTTTTTTAAACCAATACAAGATGGTACTACTAATCCGCGTATGGAGTTAGCTTTTAGAGAGCCATCAAAGCGTATCACCAAGAAGAACAAAACATCTCAAACAGGTGAAGCGCTTAACACAGTTATTAATTGGAAAAATACAACTAACAATGCATACGATGGTGAGAAGCTACACATATTGTATTTAGATGAGGCAGGAAAATGGGAAAAACCTACAGACATAAGAGACGCTTGGAGGATTCAGAGGACGTGTTTGATCGTCGGAAGAAAAATCGTGGGAAAAGCGTTGGTCGGAAGCACCGTAAATCCGATGGACAAGGGTGGGAAGGAATACAAGGATCTGTGGAAAGATTCGAATCCAGACGAAAGAAACGCAAACGGTAGGACGCTTAGTGGTTTGTATAGGCTGTTTATACCAGCAGATGAATCTCTTGAGGGTTTCTTTGATGTTTACGGGAATCCAGTAGTGGATGAACCAGAGAGTGCTGTTGTTGGTATTGATGGTGAGGATATTGTTGGTGGTTCTAGACAGTATTTAAAGAATGAGAGAAATAGTTTGAAACACGATGCTTCTGAATTAAATGAGGTAATTAGGCAGTTTCCATTTACAGAAGACGAAGCGTTTAGAGATAGTATTGAGGGCAGTCTGTTTAATGTCGGTAAGATATACGAACAAATTCAATTTAACGATGAGTTGTTTCCTAATCCAGTTGTTGTAGGTAATTTAAACTGGAGAAATGGAGAGAGAGATAGTGAGGTTGTATTCTCACCAGATCCAAACGGAAGGTTTAGAATATCTTGGCTACCTCCAGCAGAGATTAGAAATAAATCAGCACTAAACAGAGGTAAAAAAGTACCGCCTAATTCACACATAGGATGCGGTGGTGTCGACTCTTATGATCTTGATGAAACTGTAGATGGTAGAGGATCTAAAGGGGCTCTGCATTTGTACAATAAGTTTAACATGGAGTACCCATCTAATACATTTGTTTTGGAGTATGCTTCTAGACCTCCTTTAGCTAAAATCTTTTATGAAGATGTTCTTATGGCCGCTGTGTTTTATGGTTTTCCTATATTAATTGAAAACAATAAGTACGGTATTGCAAGATACTTTGAATCAAGAGGTTATGATGGATACCTGATGGATAGGCCAAAGCATTTGCTATCGGCTAATTCATCAACTATAAAATCAAAAACAAAAGGTATACCATCTAACTCTCAAGATGTAATACAAGCTCATGCTCACGCTATAGAAGCGTACATTCATGACTATGTTGGTGTAAACTACGAAACAGGAGAGTTTGGCGGGATGTATTTTAATCGTACCTTAGAAGATTGGATTGGATATCAGATAAACAACAGAACAAAATTTGACCTTACTATTAGTTCTGGGTTGGCTTTGTTGGCTGCTCAAAAAGTAAAACCTAAAAGAAAACCTGTTGATTTTAACGAAAAGAAATTCTTTAGACGATTCAAGGTTTATTAATGATAACCATACGTTTAGTATATTTGCAAAAATGAGATTATATATAAAATAATGTATAGCAGCAACAAAAAGGGCACAAGTAAAAAAGGGTTTCCAGATCCGTTAGCTCATGCAGAAGAGAAGGCTATGCAAGAATACGGGCTTCAGTATGCGAAAGCTATTGAAAATCAGTGGGGTAGTGGAACAGATACGTATTCTTCGCTAAAGACTAAAAAAGAAACATTTGCTAGAAGTAGAAAATATGCAAATGGAACACAAGATACTACTCCATACAAAAAGCTATTAACATCTTTAGATCCTAATGGCAATAATGGAACACTACTTAATTTAGATTACACTCCAGTACCAATACTACCAAAGTTTGTAAAGATTGTAGTAAACAATATCCTATCTAGAAATCCTCAACCAAACGTAGAGGCGGTTGACCCTTTATCTTCCTCAGAAAAAGATTTAGAGAAAAAAAATATTGAGGCTTCTATATTGGCTAAACCAGAGCTAATGAAGCTCAAGGAAAAGACTGGTATGGTCATAGCAGAAGATCCAGAGCAAATACCAGATACTTTAGAGGAGGCAGAAATTTTTATGGGGACTAACGTCAAGACAGACGCTGAAGTTGCAGCACAGATTGGAGCGATGATGACGTTAGAGTGGAATGATTTCAATGATAATATTTTACGTCGTTGTGTAAATGATTTAGTTGCTTGTGGAATGGCTGTTGTAAAAAGAAGCAACGATCCAAACTACGGTATTAAAACAGATTATGTAGATCCGTCTAAGTTTGTTCATAGCTATACAGAAGATCCAGGTATGAATGATCTTGTCTATGCTGGACATATAAAAAGAATTTCAATACACGAGCTAAAAAGAATAGCTGGGGATCAGTTAACTGAGAAGCAGTATGAAAAAATAGCTGCTAAGGTTTCTGGAAAGTACGGTAATGAAAGTTCTTTACTTAATTACTCTTACTACGATAATGTCAAGAACACAACCCATCACGGTTATGATGAGTATATGGTGGATGTTTTAGACTTTGAGTTTTTAGCTGTAGACTGCATACATTTTGAAGAAAAAGAAAATCAGTACGGTAATAGCGGATTTTATTACAAAGGGTATAACTATAAAGAAAAGCACGGCTCTGTATACAATAGAACTGCGCATCAAATGAATGTTGAGACTGTTTATGGTGGTAGTTATGTTTTGGGATGCGGTTACTTATTTGATTACGGTAGAAAAAAGAACATACCTAAAAACATTCATGACATATCTAAAGCTGAGATGTCATATTCTTGTGTAGCTGTAAACATAATGGAGATGGTTCCAAAGTCTCTTGTAGATAGTTGTATAGGTTTTGCTGATATGCTACAGATTACTCACCTTAAAATACAACAAGCTATTGCTAAAGCTAAACCAGATGGTCTTATTATAGATATTGAAGGTTTAGAGAATGTGCAGCTTGGTAAGGGTGGAGAGCTTCAGCCGTTAGACCTACATGATATTTATGAGCAGACTGGTGTTTTTTATTACAGAAGTAAGAATCCAGAGGGAGGTTTTCAAAACCCTCCAGTAAGGGAGATTGGGAACAGTATAAGAAACATCAACGAGCTCATAGGCTTGTATAATCACTACTTAAGATTGATTAGAGACGCGACAGGTATCAATGAGGTTATGGATGCGTCTACTCCTAAGTCTGATGCATTAGTAGGAGTTCGTGAACAGGCTATGCAGGCAAGTAACAATGCGATATATAATATTACAAACGCCTCTATGATTTTATTTAAGAAGGTTTGTAAGGATATCGTAAAGTGCTTACAAATATTGCCACGAGAATCTGCAGTGTATAAGTCTTACTCTAACGCTATAGGTGAGGAAAACATGAATGTTTTGACCTCTTTTGGAGAGTTGTCAATGTATAACTTTGGTGTAAAGGTTGTAAAAGAAATGGAGACTCAAGATAAGATGGCTTTAGAGCAAATGCTTCAGGTTTCTCTAGGTCAAAAAGAGTTAGATCTTGAAGACGTTTTAGCAATCAGAGAGTTAAAAGATGTTAGCCAAGCTCAAAGACTTCTTATAATCAGAAGAAAGAAAAGAATGGCTGCTCAACAACAACAGCAAATGCAAATGCAACAGCAGCAGCAACAGGCCGCTATGCAATTACAGCAAGCTCAAGCACAAGCAGAGGCTCAAAAGCTACAAGCAGAAGGACAAGTTGAGCTTCAAAAAATTCAAGCTAAGGCTATGGCTGAACTAGAAGTTGGTAAGGTAATGCATGAGTACAGAAAAGAAATAGAAATGATTAAAGCTCAGGCTACACTAGGATTTAAAACAGACGATCAGGAGTTTAAAGAAAAGATTGAAGTTTTAAAAGAAGATAGAAAAGATGACAGAGTAAAAAAGCAAGCCGTTCAACAATCAAAACTTATGGCTCAAAGAAAAGGTGAAAGAGGTCAAATGATTGAACCTTTAGCTGCCTTAGTAAAACCGTTAAAAGAACTTGAATAATGCCTAATAAAGCAAATTTTGATATAGCTCAACAGCTTGATATAACTATCCGTAGAGGAGATAGTTTTACTTTAACAGTTAATATTACAGATTCTTCTGGAACGGCAGTTGACTTAAGCTCGTATGTATTTAACATGGATGTTAGAACTTCTGACTCTAGAGTAAATAGAGATAATGTTGTTTTAAGTCAAACTGGAACATCACCAGGAGGTCTTGCCATAACTTCAACTACAACTACAGGTGAGCTTCTTATAAAGTCGCTAGGAGAGTTTACAGATACTGTACCTGAAGGTGAATATGTATATGACCTTCAAGCTTCAGGCACTGATTCTTTTGGGGCTGATACAGAGCAGACATGGTTGAAAGGATTGTTTATTGTTAATCAAGACGTGACCGACAAGCTTCTGTAATGACAGCATCATTTTCTATACCGAATAACCCTAGCGTATCTTTTGTCTTGTTTTCAACTCAGACAATTTCTTTTCAGCTACAGGCTAACCCAATCGTAAATATTTCAATATGAAAAATATATTAGCGTTTTTATTTTTATTTCCGTTATATTTATTTGCACAACCAGGCAACGACAGTATACCGCCTCTTTGTTCTGGTGTTGAAAATCTACAAGGTCAGATTGATTGCTTTCCTTTTGCGCCGAATCAAGGTCAATTACAGGTTATGTGGACTGTTCCTGAGCCTGGATGTAATCCAGTTGGATTCTATAGGGGTGACGACTTAGATGATCTACAGTTTGTACCATACGGTCA